TTTGTGAAGCTCTATATCTTACGTGTAAGAAAGGTCTTCTGATGTTAGAACCAAGTACTTGGTCATAAACAGTTGACGTACCAGCTGGGATTAGTACACCTTCAATTGAGTTAATACCATCGATAGCTCCTCTTGTAGAAGCATCATTTAAATATTTCCAGTCAGTCTTATAGAAGTCATATGAACCTCTTCTGAAACCACTAAATCCAAGATTTAACGCCATTTCTTCAGAGTTTTCAAATAATCCATAAGCAACACCACCTTGCATACCAGAAGAAATTGCAGCTAACATATCATCAAAATCTAAAGACGTTTGTCTTTGTAAGAATAACATGTTCTCTTCAATAGCTCCTTGAGTATCTAAGTTTTTAAGGATGTCATCAAATGCATCAAGTCCAGCAGCAGCAGTAAAGCCTACGTTTACATTACCTCTATCTTCGATAGCAGCAAAAAGACCTTGTGTACCTCTAATATCAGCACCAACGCCTGAAGCAGCAGCTTTCTGCTCACCTTCAACACATACCATTTCTAAATAGTCTTCAAATCTTAGTCTAGTTTCAGACTCAGCTTTTAAATACCATAAGTATCCAGAAGTTCCATCTTCAGTAGCAACTTCAACCCAACCAATCTGAGCAGTGTCAGAACCAGATACAACATATTTGTTTCTGATAATAACTGGTGAGTTAGAAAATTGAGTGAAAGAAGGAGTGATACTTATATATCCTTGATCAGTTCCAGACTGATTAGCAATAGCTTGTCCTTTTGCGTATTCAGAACCGTAAACAAATACTTTAAGATCGTCCATAGCATCTGTGAAACCTGCATCAGATAAGTGAGCTACAGTATAAGGACGAGCTGTAATAAATCCTTCGTCAGTACCAGTTCCAGCGTTAGATGAAGTTACTAAACATTTTGCTTCTGTTCCTGTAGCAGGATCCATAACAACAATTGTTTGGTTAACTGAAATAACGTTCTCTTCAAAAGTAGAACCAGAACCACCAGTTGGGATAGTTAAAGTACTTGCAGCAGCAGATCTTGTTACAACACCTGTATAAGCTACATGTAATCTATTTTGCTCTGACCAGATTACTTGATCAGAAGTCATAGGCATTTCAGCGCCTACCATTCTTAAGAATCCAGATAAAGTTCTATTACCATATCTTTCAACTTCTTGTTCATAAATTTCTGGTAAATATTGAGCCGCGAAAGTATCAGTTCCATCAGTCGCGTTATCAAATACCAAGAAATTGCTCGCTAAAACCTCTTGTTTTTGAGAAGGAGTTATTGAGCCAAATTGTGGAGATAAACTCATTTTTTAAAATTTTAATTATTTAAACTTTCTTTTTTTAATTTTCAGTTTTGAAGAGTCAAGTCCACTTATAGATCTAACTTTTAAACCACCAACAAATACATCACCTGAAGCTGTTTTACGAGGTTCATTTGATATATTCTTTGATTTAGCCATTATATCCTTAGTAGCATCTGCTTTACCTTGCTCATAAAAATGTTGAGCAATAGTATCAGCATTTCTAGCCGCATATAAAGCTTTGTGATAGCCTTGGTAATCATTAACATTTCCTTTTTTATCTAGGAACTTCCCTATAAAATTAGAAATATCTGATTGAGTTTCAGCTATTTGTTTAGGATTTTTAACACCATATCTAAACTTTTTATCACCGACATTGAAATCAAAACCTTTGAAATCGTCACTTAAAAAGTTATTTGTTTTTGATAAAAAATCCTTATGCCTTTCTTCTGCGACACGTTGATCTTCATTATATCTATTGAAAAAGTCTAAAGCTTTTTGTTGTTCTTGAGTTACGCCTGGTCTCAACTTGATCTCATCGTAATATTTAGTTTTCAGTCCCTCTAAAAAGTTTTTAGCTTTTGCAACTTCTTCTTTAAACGCAATTTTCTTTTTGCGTACATCTTTTGGTTCATCTAATTCTTCGTCATATGCAAAGTCTTCTAATAAAAGACTTACATCTTCAGAATCAAGATGTGGTTTAGTTTGTTTATAATATTCTCTGATTAATGTATTATTATCTACATTTGTATAATCAGCATTTAATCTAGTGTAATCTTCGATTGTGCCACCAGTTTCTTCCATAAATGAAACTAGTTTTTCAATGTTTTCAGGTAATTGTCTTTGTTCAACAACTGTTTCTGTTTTTGGTTGCTCAACTTTTTCTTCTACCTTTTCTTCTTCATCAACCTCAATAAGTGTAATAGGTGATTCTACTTCTTCTTCGGTGGACCGTACTTCTTCAACCACTCCTTCGCTGTTGCCACTGTCTTTGGGTTCTTCGACAACAACATTGCTATCATTTGTCTCTTGTGTTTGAACGGCATCTTCTTCGTTTTTAATTACTACTTTAGTTACTTCTTGTTCTGGTAATTCAACTAATGGTTCTTTTAAATTAACTTTAATAGGTTCATTAGAAGCTTTACCTAATTGTTTTGGTTTGGTTTTTTTACCTTTCAAGGTAAACTCACCTTCTTGTTTTGTTGCTTTTTCAGCCATAATAAAATAATATAAAATTAATAAAAAATATTTTTAACGAGGTTCAAACTGTTCTAGTCCAAATCCTCCTAAAGAATCAAAACCAGCTGACTCAAAGTTTTTTGGCAGCTCATCGTTTTGACGCTGTGAGATCATTTGTGATTGCTGCGTGCCAATTATTCTAGCACGTTCATCTTTACGATCTTCTATTTCTTGTTCTTTTGATTTTTCAACTTGTGCTCTAGCTTGAGCTAACTGCATATTGAAACCAAATTCTTTCTGCATTAACTGTTCTTTTATTTCAGCTTCTACTTGCATACGTTGTATTTCAAACTGAGACTTACCTTTTTCTAATTGAAGTTTGCTGTCATTAAGAGCTTGTTGTTTCTGTAACTCAGCTAATGCAGCTGCTTCAGAAGCTTGTGCGTTGGCAGCGGCTTGTGCTTCTATATTAGCTAATTGTGCTTGTCTATCATTAGCAGCTTTTACTTTTTGTCTATACTTTAAAAACTGATTTGCTAGTTTTAAATTTCTTATTTCCCTAATATCAATAGCGTCTTCTAAACCTATTTGACCACCTTGTAAAGCTATTTGTATATTTCTTTCTAAGTATTGTTTTTCCTCTTCTTCAGGTTCTAACTCTAAGAATATACCAAACTCATGCATATTTAATTTATCTATTTCTTGTAAACTAGAAACATTAAATTGATTTATAGAGTTCATTAATGCTTGTTTTGTTAAAGGGAAATTAAGCATATCAGCTATTCTTAAACTTATATTTTCACAAGTTCTAACTGTTAAATACATCATTGATTGTAAGATGTGTTTAGTAGCTGTGTTGGATGCAGCAGCTGCTAATTTTTGTAAACCAACTAATGAATCTTTATTTGGTTGACTACCATCTCTAGCTTCATTTAATCCCGTCACATCACGTATCATTTTTAAATAATACTCGTATGTTTGTACAAGTGCTTGTATTTTACTTATACCTGACGATGTTTGTAATTCTTGAATAGGTACTTTACCTCTATTAGGATCGCCATCTTGTGTTAAGCTTCTACCAACAATACTACCAGTTTGGAAATACATGTTTAAAGCTTCTTGTGGATTATAATTAGTACCATTACCTAAATCAACTTCAGCTAAACCATCAACATCTACAAATACACCATCTGGTACCATACGTGAAAGTACTTGTTGTATTTTTAAATGAGTTAACTGAATCATATCAGCAAAACCAATACACTTACTTACAACACTTTCAATACGACCTTTGTACATTCTAGGTGCTGTAATACTATAATTCATTTGAACTTTTGTTTGATCACTAAATGGTCTAGTCATGTTTTCACACATCTCCCATTTAAGCATTTTATCAAATCCTAAAACTTTAGCACCACTATATAAAACCTCAATAGCTCTATGTACTTTATCAAACTTGTCACTATCAGGTGGATTAAATGTATCGTCTTTTTCTAAAGCTTTTTCTAATCCTTGATCTGTTTGTTTTATTTTAAATACTTGATTTGAATAAGTTTTGTATTCAAAATATAAAACTTGAATAGTATTATAGTTGTCATCTATACCGTAATAACCTCTAGTATAATTAGCATCTCCTGGATACTTTTGTATTTCTTCTAAATCTTTATCAGTTAAATGAGGAAATTGTTTTTTAACCTCTTGTAAACTCATTGATTTAACCTCACCAACATAATATAAGTCTTCAAAGTTAGGATCTTCAGTATAAGAATATACTAAATTTGTAGGATCTACATAATCAACAGTAACACCATTTGCTAAATTAAAATCTGTTTTAACAGCTCCAATACCAAGCACAACTAAGTCTTGAGCTAAACGCTTTTTAACTTCATCATACTTATTATAATCTAAAACATTGTTTATAACTTCTTCTTCAGCTATCTCAATACTTTGTTTATAATTTAATTGTAAGAATAAATCTAATTCTTCTTGACTTAATGGTAGTTTTTCTGGTTCAGGTGAAGCATAAAAATTTCTTCCTGTAGCTTGATTAAGCTGTTCAATCATTTCTTTGTTTTGAATATCTCTCAAAGCATTGAAAGCAAAATCAGTTCTTTCTTTAATAGCATATGGATCTGACGCAAAAGATTTTATTTCATATCCTTTATCAGTCATACCATTTACAACTATATCTACAAATTTAGATAAAACCGCTACAGGTTTCCAGTCTAAATTTAAATAACTTAAGTCACCATTAATTGATAACTCATCTTTATATTTTTGTACAGACTGCTCGCCTCTTGCATAAAGTCTTAAGTTATGAAAATATTGCCAGTTATTACCGAACCTACCTCCAACGCCAAGTCCTCTGTCACCTCTGAACCACTCGTTCTCAATAGCTCTTCCAACGGCATAACCGTATTCATAGCTTTGTTTCTCTGCGTCTGATACTACTTGACTCGGAAAAGAACTATTAGTATTAGTATAAATCATCTATTTTATTATTTTTGAAATCTGTCCATCGTTGTTATACTTATTAAAAGATAATACAACAGGCTTCTTTTGCGTTTTATAAACTGGCGTGTATTTATTTTTATTACAAGCCATAATAGCTAAACCAGAACTAATACTAGCATCGTGTTTTGTTCTGTTGTTTATATTAAACTGCGCCCAGTCTTCTAATGTTTTTTGAAAATACATTTGACCATATCCGTGTTCTAAAATACCAACATGATCTTCTATATATGTTTCTATAGCAGCAGCGTGTGCTTGCTTAATATCCTCACTTGAATTTGGTATACCACCTATTTCTTTTTCAGCAACTGAAAGTTTATTGTAAACTTTATCAGGTCTATTTATAGAAAACTGTCTATAACCTCTACGTTTTAAATAATACAATAATCTTGGTTTATTATTCTCTGCGAGTATTGGCATACCATAAAAATGTAACGCCATTAATACATCTTCAAAAAATATTTCAGCTGTTTGAGGTCTTGCTATATATTCTAAAAAGAACATATTAGCTGGTGCCATTTCCATACTAAATTTAGTTAAACCATGGAAAGCACCTTTTGATCCTCGCTTGTCTACAGTTCCTGATATATCATAACTGTCACAACCAAAAGCACCAACGTGTTCATTACCTGGATACTTCACTCCATTTTTTATAATCACACGATTTTGCAAATGCGCAGGTGGAACCCAAGAAACTAAAAATCTACCATTGTTATTTGGTATAAATCTTACTAATGTATCTCTTTTGTCACCCTCCCATTGAAAACTACCACGAGTAATCAATGATTTATTTTTTATATCTTCATTAAAATCTATTTGTTCGTATATTCTAGTTAGATTAAATAAAGATTCTTTTGCTTCATCTCTAAAAGCATGTTTCTCTGTACGTGGAAACTGCCTGTAAAATTCATTTAAACCGTCTTGATCATTTTTTAAACCATCAACTTCGTTCTGCCAATAATCAATTACACCTATATTTATAATTTCACCATGTGGTCCTTTGGTAATTTCTTTCGGTGTGTCGAATACAGGTAATCCATAAGAATCAATGTATCCTTCGTAGTTCCATTCCATAGGTATGAACAAACTATATAATCCCGAACTAGTCTGTCCGTTGCGGTTTCTTTTTGTGACATCTGAGTCATAGTATAATTTTTTAAAATTATCACCACCTTTTTCAAGTGCATTACTAGTTGACCCCATCATACACTTACCAACTACTCTACTACCTAATCTTAATGTGGTTTTCGTAACCCTCCAGTTGTTGAGGATGTTGTTCGGCTTCTCCCATTTCCCCGATTCATCATGGACGAGGAGTTTGAGTTTCTCTCCATCGTAGGAGTTATCACCTGTGTTCTTCCAGTCGATCGTGGTGTCCAGTCCCTGGAGATCCGGTACGGCTTCGTTTGCGATGAGCTTACGTCGGGTAAGCTTACTGGCTGGGACACGGTAGGCGAGCTCGGTCTTTGGCCTGTCCATACCGTCCTGTATCGGTTTGAAAAAGAAGGGGTAATTAACCGATATGGGTACCACCTTATCGGTGAACATGGTCTTAGCGTCAGGCCCAGACTTGGATAATATACCATATCTAGAGTCAGAGGATATGGTTGCCAAATTAACGACCTCTCCGGATGCCATAAATGAGAACCCAGAACGCCTGTTCTTAAGGTAGCACATCCCGTAAGACCGTACGTCGGCTTTACAAGCTTCCCAGAATAAAAAGAATAATCTGTTTGCTTCACGGAAATCTGGTTTCCCGACGTCAATCTTAGACCACTGCAAGTACATATAATGAGTGCCAGTGATATAAGTAGGAACGTCCTTGTTATAAAACCAAAAACCCTGCTCTCTGCGATTAAACTCTTCATCGATGTAATCATACCATTTTTCTTTAAAATCTAAAGAATATTCTTCCCAATCAAATATAGTTTTTATTCTTTGTAATTCTTTAGGTATAGGTTTGTATTCAAATCTATTTGACTCAAATTTATGTGTATTTTTTTCTTTAGGTAGAGCTATCTTTAGGTTTTGTATTTCATATATTTCACCTATTTCACCTGTTTTGCTAATAACAACAACATCATGCTCTATGTTATAGCCGTACTCCCATTTTTTATACCTATTATTTTTTTTAATAATTTTAGGTTTAATATGGTTGTCTAATACTTTATATAAACTTTGTTGATACATTATTTAGACCTCCCTTCTGCAAAACCTTTAAACTCTTTTGGTTTTTTAGTTTGTTCTTCTACTTTACCTTCAATAATATTTTCTTCTTCGTTTATTTTAGATAAAATTTCAAAAGCATCAAATATAGCTAATTTTTTAGTTGCCGCTGCGTTTTTTAATCTATCAGCAGATATATCCGGACCAAAATCAATAATCGGCTCTTTAGCTACTTTAATTAATTCATCAACTGCTATTCGCCCAGCTTGGATTATATTCTTCTTTATTTTCTTTGTGTCCATATTTAATTACAATATCATTTGATTTCATACAATAAAGTCGTTCTTCATCTATAAAAAACTCCCATTCAGCACCTGGTTTAAAACCAATCATGTCTCCTGGATTAATTCTAGATGCTTCTAGTGAATTATTACCTATTTTTAGTATACCAACATAAGGATCTTCTTTTCTATTCAATATAGATTCAGAATTTTTTATTGGTTTTACAAAGCATCTATCACCAAAAGACAACCATTTATCTTTATTTTTATATAAATATATTTGATCAATAGCTACAAAATATAAATCATTTTTAAAATATGATCTACTATTTACTTGCTCACCTTGCATATCGTAAAATCTTCTAAAAACATTTTGATGCACAACTATAATATCACCTTTATTTATAGAAGTTGTAAAAGCCAAAGGCGTTGATACTACTTCGGCAAACCTATTTACAAATTTCCAAGACTCAATTTTAGTATTTAAAATTAATTCTTTTTCACCTATTTTTTTAGTATTTGCATATCTTTCGCCTAATGGCTTTACAATAAAATTATATAAACTTTTCATTAATATTCTAAATCATATTCAATTGATATTGCCATGTTAGAATTAAACTTCTTCCAAGGTAATATTTCATTGTTCTTTTTTATATGTATATTATATGAATTGTCTTTTTCTTCAAATAAAATATGAGATATAGTATGACCACCGTACACTTCTTGATTTATAGAATAATGCATTGCGTCATTTTTATAATCAGCACCAATACTGATTTTACGTATTACATTATTCATCTTCTTTTTCCTGCACTATCTCTTCAAAAGAACCATCTTTTAAATTAATATTAACCGATCCGTATTTATCTTGTAATTCTTTTTTAAACTTTTCTTGATCTTGATTAACACCAGCTAACTCATGTAAAAGTCCATGTTTTTGAGACTCTATAGCTCCTATGTTAAGCAACAAGTTGTTTAATTTAGTTTGAAAATCTACTACTGTTTCAAACTCTTTTTCTGTAAGTTTTTTGTTTTCTGCCATTTTATTTAATTTAATTTGTCATTATCCAATACTTTTTATATATAGTAACATGATTAGAACCTCCTTCGAAAGTACAGTGTAGTTCACCATCTATAAAAGTATATTTTATTTTAGTTTTAAAATTATTTGTTGGATTATGTATTTGAGTTTTTACATAATTTTTACCTTCTTCTATTAAGGTTTCTTTTAATGTTTGATTTTCTACAAAAGAAAAATTAACAAACTCGTATCCATTTTCATCATCATGTAGTATAACGACATAATAACTGGTATTTGGACTAGACCAAACACCTCTTAATTCGTCACTTAAATCTTGACTTTGCATTGTAATACTAAAAAGCATTACAACTCCTAATAGTAATTGTTTCATTTTATTTAATTTAATTTAATTTCTTAAAATTATAATTACTTATTATTAAGTGTTTTTACTTTTTAAATATACTAACCGCCTTTTCACTACTTCGTCCACCAAAATACGCTAATACTACAGCCATCATAACTTTTTCAAAAGTATCATTCCAGGTTTCATGTATGTTAAACGGAATAGTATCGATACTGTCT